AACTTCTTTTTGAGAAGTTGGAAAAGAAGGGAGTAAGAACGCATTATATCAGCACAGTTCCAAGAGCGATTATGATCTGTAAAAAGGTTGACATCATTCCAATTGAAGTGGTGGTTAGAAATGTTGCTGCTGGTTCTATCGTTAGACAGACTACATTAGAAGAGGGTAAGATTTTTAATTGGCCTTTGGTTGAATATTATCTGAAGGATGATGAGAAAGATGATCCTTTACTTACAGAAGATCGTATTAGTTTAATGGGTTATGGTGATGTTCTGAAAGATCTAGAATATACTGCAAGGGAAGTTAATGCTTTCTTGAAATCTATTTTTCATAAGATAGGTCTTACACTTGTTGATTTTAAATTGGAGTTTGGTTATGATTCTGAACAAAATTTACTCTTGGCTGATGAATTATCACCTGACTCGATGCGACTCTGGAAAGAAGGGACGAAAAAAAGTTTTGATAAGGACTTGTTTCGTAAGGATCAAGGAGATATAGTAGAGGCATATCAATATATACTAAGTAAACTTCGTGAGTCTGCCTAACATGCACGGAAAATTAGAACCTGATGAAAGAGTTTTGGGTAATACCATGACCGAAACAAGAAATTTTACTGTCTTTTCAAAAGATGGTTGCCCTTTCTGCACAAAGGTACAGGAAGTACTGGATTTAGCTGGTCTAAATTTTGTTACTTATAAATTAGATAAGGATTTTGACAAACAAAGTTTCTATGGTGAGTTTGGGGAAGGATCTACTTTTCCTCAAGTTGTAATGAATGGAACGAAACTGGGTGGTTGTCAGGAGACTGTTAAGTATCTACAGGAGAAACAGTTAGTCTAATGTATTCAGACTTCGATAGTGTTTATGACATGATCGAACATGCTATTGACTATGCCTTCCAAGGAAAGATGCAACTTAAGTTTTATGATTTCTTAAAAGCATCTAAGGCCAAAAAGTATGAGGTGGATGGATTTCTTAATAGTTCTACAGCAAAAGAACTAGGTGATTTAATTATAGACTTGGAAGAGTATATCAAAGGTGGTGCCGACAACGAACATAAACAATTGCGTGAGGCTTATCATCACGTTCCTAAACCTCAAGCAAGAAAAATAAAAAACTATTTGTCTAGCATCCTTGAAGATGCGTGGAGGTATAGCAATGACAGAAAACCTGGAAGACGAAAAAAAGGATCTAAATAAAGACACCACCGAAATTAATCGGGGTGTAGAATTATTGTTACGTAATAGGAGGAGACCAGAAAAACCAAAAACCTTTCAGGTAAAATTTGGAAAACTGGTATCCCTCTGGAACAGGGAAATAGTTTTTCACTTTAATTTTTACCTTGACATAAGAAAAACATAGCACTCTGGAGGTGTACAATGGAAATGGACATGACCATAGTAACATTAACTTTAACGACAGTTGTGTCGTTGCTTGCATTATTGGTAGGTGGTATGATAGGATGGATGGCAAGGCAGCATTCCTATGAAACAACACCTCAAGTAGTGTATACTCATCCAGAAATGTTTGATGAGAATGGACAATTAGTTCCTGATGAAATTTTAGCTCTAAGAATTGAAAACAATTATGACACCAGCGAAGACAACGACGAGGAAGACTCCTAAGAAAAGAACTCCAGCAGCACCTGCTATAGATTCTCTTCCTGTAAATCCTTTTATCTTTGAGATTTTTGATTTAGCAGCAAAGCAAAAAACAAATCCAAAGAAGGTGCAAGTTTTACAGCAATATGAGGATGACTCTGTTAAATCAATAGTTATTTGGAACTTTGATGATACTGTGATTTCTCTTCTACCTGAAGGTGATGTTCCTTATGGAGATCTAAAGGATCAGAACGTTTACTCTGGAAGTTTGTCAGAAAATTTGGCAATGGAGGCAAGAGGTGGTGAGGCTGCCACCAAGCAGGACTTACAAGGTCAAGGAAGAACATCTTTAAGGCGAGAGTGGCAAAACTTATACAACTACGTTCAGGGAGGCAATAACACTCTTTCTACGATACGTAGAGAAATGATGTTTATCAATCTTTTAGAAGGTCTTCATCCTAAAGAGGCAGAACTTTTAGTTAAGGTTAAGGATGGTAAGTTAACTGATCTTTATGATATTAGTTTTGATAATGTCAAGGCAGCATTTCCAGATATTACTTGGGGTGGTAGATCATGACTACTAAAACAAAAACAGATAAGAAAGTGACTGAAGAAAAGAAAGAAGAAAAGTTTAATCCATCTGATTATTCTTGTGAAGTTCTTCTGGAGAAAACCACTATGGAAAAGGCAAGAGATCCTAAGTTTCCTAGTGATGCTTTCAATGTAACTTATGTTGTTGATGGTAAGGAGTATCTTGATGTTACTCGTTCTGGCAAACAAGTGAATGTATTTGATTATTATTTTGATAAGTATGGGAAAGGTGCTGTTCAGAAAATTGATTGGGGTTATGGTAATGTAAATCCAAATCAATATGGATACAAACCACCTGAGAAAAAGAAGAGGAGGAAGTGATGAAACAATCCGATGATGAATTGAGAATGCAGATAGATGCAATCATTCGTGACAATATACAGGAAGTTATCAATGATTATGTTGATGAAAAGGAAGCATCTGTCAAGGAAAGTGGTTTAGGCTTTGTTAAAAAAGAAGGTGAAGATGATGAATTAAGAGTTAATATATCTAAGGATGAAGTAGATAAATTGATTCAGGAGTATAAGAAGATAAAAAGACAACAGAAATCTAACTTTAGTGAAATTAAAAAACTTGGTTTACTTGATAAAGATGGGAGACCTTTATAGCAAATGAATTATAAGGATGCAGGAGTTGACATTGAAGCAGGAAGATCTTTTGTAGATCAAATTAAAGACACCGTTAAATCTACTCATAGGCCTGAGGTCTTAGGTGGATATGGTGGTTTTAATGGGATGATGAGAATTCCTAAAGGATATGAAAGTCCTATATTAGTTTCTGGTACTGATGGTGTAGGAACTAAAGTACATGTTGCTGAATTAAAAGCACATGGTAATCCATCTTTAATGCGTGGTATAGGTATTGACCTTGTTGCCATGTGTGTCAATGATGTGATTACTTGTGGTGCAGAACCTTTATACTTCTTGGATTATATTTGTACTTCAGATATAAAACTTCATGGTGAAATGGTAACAGAATTAGTTAATGGTATAGCAGAGGGATGTAAGATTTCTGGATGCTCTTTATTGGGTGGAGAGACAGCAGAACATCCAAGACGAATGAGTATGGTAGATCCTATTAAGGATATGTCAGGGTTTTGTACTGGTGTTGTAGAGGAGAATGCTATAATAGATGGAACTCTGATACGTAATGGTGATGTAATTATTGGTATAGAAAGTAATGGACTTCATAGTAATGGATATAGTTTGATTAGGGATATGTTATGGAGACATAAGATAAAACTTGATGATACTCCAGAACTTCTTAATCCTACTACGATCTATGCTCCTGTAGTAAAGGATCTATTAAAGGAAGTTCCTATCTTAGGGATGGCACATATTACTGGTGGTGGTATACCAGAGAATCTTCCTCGATGTATTCCATCAAAATATAGTGTAAAGGTTGATTATAATTCTTGGCCATTACCAGAATTGTTTAGTAAAATTATGCTTGCTGGTGAGATACCACAAGAGGATATGATTAGTACATTTAATATGGGTATAGGATATTGTTTAATTGTTCCAGAAGATGTTATTAAAGATACACAAGATATTATTTCTAAACATAACTTAAAGTCTTGGGTTATAGGAGAAGTTGTGACAGATTAAAAACTGTATCACATGTTACAGAACTACTTGACTATATAGTATAGATGTGTTAATATGCACATATCGTTCAACCTCATAAGAGGTCGCAAGTAAGCCGACACGGAACGGGTTCGTTCATCCTCATGGAATTACTTCTCGCTACATTATTATCATGTGAAAGTGGTAAGAGTATTATCAATGACATCAAACTCACAACTCCTAACAGAGAAGAGTTGGTTGAGGTAATACAAGACGCTACTGAGAAGGGATGTTTTGAGGACGCAAATGCCGACTGAAGGAACGGGGCAAAAATCCCTACTACTTTGGAGAAAGCCAATGGCACAAGTCACTTACCGTGGAGTCTCATATGACTCTGAAGAGTACAACAAAAAAGTACTCGCTGAAGCAGATCAGCGTAGAAACCATGATCTAATGTATCGTGGAATCAAAGTGAAGAGCAAGGCAATTCCTTGCAGTTAAAATAAGGAGGGGTTTACACCCCTCTTTTTTTGTCCTATAATAATGCGGAAAAGGATTCATATGGACAAAGAAAAACTAAAACTCATTGTCAGAAATCTCAAGTCTCTTGTTGATGCATTAGAATCAGAAGTTTATTCTGATGTTGACGCATATAAATATGAGAATTATAATGAGATGAATTCACCGATTCATGATTACGACGAGGTATTTGAAGACGATGACGGTTAAACTTGTAAGCATTACTCCTGATGCCGAAAAGACTATGGCTTATATTGCCAGAGTATCTAATCCATCTAATCAGGATAATGAAAAGTATGCAGGATTATTGAAGTATTGTATTAAGCACAATCATTGGAGTGTCTTTGAGCAATCTTCTATGACCTTAGAGATAGAGACTAATCGTGCTATTGCTGCACAGATACTAAGACATAGAAGTTTTACATATCAAGAGTTCTCTCAAAGGTATGCTGCTAGTACTGCATTAGGTGACATTGATCTACCAGAACTTCGTAGACAGGACGAAAAGAATCGTCAAAACTCTACAGATGATTTAGATCCTGAGATGGTAGAGAAATTTAATAAACAAATGATTACTTTGTTTAGTTCTGCCAAATCATTATACGAGCAAATGCTTAGTCAGGGTGTTGCTAAGGAGTGTGCTAGAATGGTATTACCTTTATGCACTCCTACCAGAATCTATATGACTGGTTCATGCCGTTCATGGATACATTATATCAATTTACGTTCTGCACACGGTACTCAGAAAGAGCACATGCTAATTGCAGAAGCATGTAGGAAAGTCTTTATTGAACAATTCCCTGCAGTATCAGAAGCCCTTGACTGGGTTTAATAAATAATCGTAAACCTTTATTGTATTGATATGGCAACATACCCTGTTATAAACAAAGAGAGTGGTGAACAAAAAGAAGTAGTGATGAGTGTCCATGATTGGGATCAATGGAAAGATGATAATCCTACTTGGGAAAGAGATTACTCTGACCCTTCTACCATGCCTGGTTTGGGAGTTGAGGTTGGTGAGTGGAGAGATAAACTAGTTAATAAAAATCCTGGATGGGGTGAAGTTCTTAAGAAGGCTGAAAAATCTGGAGGTATCTCTGGAAGATTAGCTAGAAAAGGCTCTTACGAGTCTTCAACTCAATCTGTAATGACCGATCCTGATTAATATGCCAAGGAATACTCAAACTATGA